ATGAAATTTCCCGTAGAATTCATGGGACAGAACAATGGCAGCATCCTGTTCACCAATGGGCAGGATGCCGAAGTGCTGACCCCTGACAAGAATGAATTGATAGAAACTCTGTTCTCCAAAATAGAGGAAGACTTTCCTGAAGCATTTGCAGCATTGGCAGATATATACCAGGCAAGTGAGCGGAATCTGAGTTGGTTTAAATACACAATGGTGACAAGGTTCATCAAGTGCAATTTCGGCAGATATGACATTCATGAATATGACATGGAAGTGGACGGGAAGTTGAATCTGGAACTGGTGGATTGCCCTTTGCGGGGAGAGTGCAAATACGAAAATGTCATTTGTATGCCAAAGAAGAAAAACAGTCTTTCGACAAGAGAAATGGAAATTGTAGCTTTGTCCGCAACAGGAAAGACCTGTATAGAGATTGCCGACGAACTGTGCATTTCTGTATGGACAGTGAATGCTCACATCAAGAACATTCTAGGGAAACTGAAATCACATAGTATTAAACAAGCCATAACCTGGTATAATGAAAACAAAGATTCTTTTAAATAGTAAAATGGTCAGCAGAATGAATGAGCTATGGGAGGAACATGCTTTGCCCCTGAATATTTCTTATGCGAAAAGCGATAGAGGGCTGACAGAAATTACATTGGAATGTGAAGACAAAGACTCAATCCTTGTAGATTGGCTGCACGATAAGGTTACTGAATAAAAGAAATGAATGCGTATGATTAGTCAAGAAGTAATAGACAAAGTGCTGGATACCGCTGATATCGTAGAGGTCATAGGTGAGAGCCTGACACTGAAAAAGGCAGGAAAAGGATATGTGGCTTGTTGTCCTTTTCATAAAGAGAAGACTCCAAGTTTTAGCGTTTCTCCATCGCTTCAAACCTGGCATTGCTTCGGTGCTTGCAACGAAGGTGGTAATGTAATATCCTACGTGATGAAAAAAGAGGGATACACGTATCCCGAAGCTGTGAGAGCACTGGCCAAGAAATACAGCATTGAAATAGAGGAGGAAAAGGAAGATGCAGAAGCCTATACCAGACGGATGAAGCGCGAAGCTCTGTTGGCTTTGAACGAAAGAGTGGCCAAATTCTATGTGTCGAAGATTAAGGAACTGGATGGCGCTGCTGCATGGAATTATGCGCTTAAAAGATTCGGGCAAGACTATACTGTAGAATACGGCATAGGGTATGCCCCAAAAGAGTGGGACACGCTAGTGAACTGGGCTAAAGCCAAAGGCGAGAACATGGAACTGCTGGTGGAACTTGGATTGGTGAAAGTTAAAGAAGAGACCGGACGGATGTATGATTTTTATCGCGACCGTCTTATCATCCCCATCAGAACCAGGTCACGTGGAATAATCGGATTCACCGCAAGACGGATGAATGACGATAAAGACGATGTGGCCAAATATCAGAACTCATGTGAAAGTGTCCTCTACCATAAGAGCGAGAGCGTATTTGGTATTGATGTGGCATGGCGCGAAGCATGCAAGACGGAATTGTTCTATTTGGTGGAAGGTGCACCCGATGCCATGAAGATGCAAAGTGTCGGTATTCCCAATGTTGTGGCTCCTCTGGGAGGACATTGGACTAAAGAACAACTGACACAACTGAAGAAAGTGGCTAAAGAACTTTGCTTCATAAACGATGCTGACCCTGTACCGCATGACAAGCCATACGGTACAGGAATTGAATTTGTGATGAAGAACGGAATGTTGGCCATGCAGCTCGGATTCAGTGTGACAGTCAGAGAAATACCGAACAAAGAGGGCAATCTGAAGCAGGACCCGGGAGATTTCTTCATCAATAAAAACAAAATGAGGGATCTGAAAGTCGAAGACTTTGTAATATGGTCAGCATCGAAGCTGTGCAAGAAAGACGACATTTCATCCAAGAAGTCGGAGAATTTCCGGTATATAGCAGAGTTGGCCAGCTATATTACCGATGACATGAGAATAGAAATGCTGCTACCTGAATTGAACAAGTTCTATAAAGGTAAGGAGTTCTGGAGGAACGCCATCAATGAAGCCAAATGGCAGCGCAATAAGAAAACCGAGAAAAAGAATGATGTTGACCTGCAGCAGTACGGGTTCTATTGTGAACATGGGTGTTATCTCGGACTGACTGACAAAGGGGACCAGCAATGGTCAAACTTCACAATGAAACCGCTGTTTCACATAAAGGACGCTGAAGCTCCGCGAAGATTATTCCATATTAAGAATTTCAGGGGACAGGAAGAGATTGTAGAAATGAATATGGAGGATATCACAAGTGTCAGCAAGTTCCAACAAAAACTGGGTGGAATCGGGAACTTTATCTGGGAAGCTGGCAGTATTCAGCTGACAAAGCTGTTGAAATACCTGTATGATAATACCGATACCGCACAACAAATAAAGCAGATGGGATGGCATCAAGCCGGGTTCTATGTTTTTGGTAACGGAATATGGATTGAGGGAGTATTCCATAAGGCGGATGAATTCGGAGTATGTCGGACTGAAGAAAAAGGGAACTGGTATATTCCTGCTGCCTCCAAAATATACAAAGAGGACAAAAAGAAATTTGAACGGGAACGGAAATTCACGCATCAGAATTTGCAAACCATCCGATTCGGAGAATACATGGAGAAATTCATCACCGTGTACGGTAATAATGGAAAAATCGGTCTCTGTTATTGGATAGCTTCGCTGTTCCGTGACATCATAACTAGTCATACGCGCAGTTTCCCGTTGCTCGACCTGTTCGGTCCTAAAGGTTCCGGAAAGACTGAGTTGGGTGCTGCACTGATGGCTTTCTTTGTTCCAGACAATAAAGCACCGAATTTGAGAAACTCGACATCCACAGCTCTCAATGATGATGTGGCGTTTGCTTCAAACGCGATGGTACACCTCGATGAATACAAAAATGATATCCGCCCGGATAAGATTGAGTTCTTGAAAGGACTGTATGATGGTGTCGGACGTACGAAGATGGCCGGACAAAGTTATGATGCCCGTATCATGACATCAGTCAAAAGCGGAGTCATTATATCCGGACAGGAGATGCCGACTGCAGACATTGCACTTTTTCACAGATGCATCTACCTATCTTTCCCAAGAAGTGAATTTACCATCGATGAACGCAGAAGGTTTGCAGAACTCCGGGAGATACAGAAGACGGGGCTTTCGTCATTCACGCTGGAGGTGTTGTCCCTACGGAAGAAAATGGAGGGCATGTTCATGGAGACCTATAACGATGTTCTGAATGACATAAACGAAATCACTGAGTATGCCAAACTGGAGACACGTATTGTAGAGAACTGGGCTAAGGCTATAGCTGCATTCAAAGTTGTGGAAGGGAGATTGAATATGCCCTTCTCATACCGGGATATTCTGGAAATAGCCAAAGAGGGTATCTTGACACAGAACCAGCTCAGCGGAACGGGTAATGAGTTGGCACAGTTCTGGAAAGCTGTACAGTTCTTGCAGGCTAACGGAGAGATATTCGATACTGCCGACTTCAAGATAAGGACATTCACTAAATTCAAGAGTAATCTGCTTGACAAAGTATTCGGCCAACCGAAGAAAGTGATATTGCTCAACAGGGCCAGAATACTGATGCTTTATAAACGGGCTTGCCTCCAGATGGGTGATTCGGCATTGCCCGAGGATTCTCTGTTGGTGTATCTCTCCAACTCGGATTATTACATGGGCAGCGTCAAGAGTGTACGTTTCAAACGTATATTGAAAAATGGGCAAAAAGAAGTCACCACCGGAGCTGATGGCAAGCTAAAGGAGGTAGAGAGTGTGACTTCTGCATTGGCTTTCGACTATGAGATAATATGTGAGCGCTACGGCATAAACCTCGATAATTATGAGGAGATGATAAAGCCTTCGGCCATCAGTGAAAATGACATCATCCCCGACAAGGATGAAACCAGGCAACTGGAATTGTCGCTAAAGTAGAGACTGATTTTACGCATTCAGGAAACCGCTGTCCGTGAGGATCGCGGTTTTTTTGTGTCGAAAAAGAATGGCTTTTTATTTTATATTCATTTTTTAAGGTTACAAGTGACTACATTTACTACAATATTGATTGATAGATAAATAGCCTATATTTTTGGCTCCTACATTTACACTTTTCGCTCCTACAAGCTCCTACAAATTTTGTGATTCGACTACAAATGACACTTTGTAGTCCTACAATTATGGTTTGTAGGAGAATAGATTTTTCGCGTAAGTTATTGTAACATAGGTTTGTAGTAATTGTAGTCGCAAAAAAGTTGGTTTTAGATATATCGCGTATAGGAATATTTATATAACTTTGTGGCATATTTATATTCTTCCATGCAAAAGCAAGTCATTTATATCCACCTTAAAGGATATTTGGGCGAATGGTTAGTAAACCGCTTTGGATATCCAGTCAAATTCCCATCACGCTCATGGGAGAACATCATCATTGCACGGAACCTCGCCAAAAAGACATTGGCCACTCCTGAACAGCCTTTTGACACTGATGGACTCATACCTGTTGTGGTACCGTCTGTAAGTGGCAAGGTCTTTACATTGTACAACCATTTTCCTCATAGGGCAGAAGAAGAGTTGTTGGCGGCCATCGAGAGCCTCTTCCGGCTGGACATGTACTATTCGCTTATCTCATGTGTGACTTCACACAGTATCAATGACCAGATTGACGCATGGTGCGGCAATCGCGGCATCATTCCTGATCACCGCGAAGCCGTGCGACAGAAGTTTTACCGTATTCGCAGGGATTATGAGAAAAATGGGGTCATTCTTCGAAAGAAATATATAAAGAAGTTAAACAATGTAAATTGACCCCATAAAAATATATCATTATAGCGTGCTTTTTTGAACATGGAGAAAAATCGGATTTATTTCAATGATATGCAGCGTGAAGTTGTGCTTGTTGGAGCACGTGACACAGTAATCACGGCAGGACGTGGTACAGGAAAAGGCGTATTGCATGCTGCCATCAATCTTCGGAACTTTCAGACTATGCCAGGAAGTACCACAGCTTTTGTAGTCCCGAACACAAAACGAGGCAAGACGAATACGCTCCCCTCCATGTTTTGTCACTGGGAGAATTGGGGCTATCATCGTGGCATTCATTATACGGTAGGTATCAAACCTCCCAAACGACTGGGATGGCCGAAGCCTTTATATGAACCTGATGATTGGGAAAACTTCATCTGTTTCTATACTGGAGCAGTCGGACAGATAATCTCACAAGACAGGACTGGTACATCCAATTCTAAGAGCTTTGATTTTTTGGATATCGATGAAGCCAAGTTTGTGGATTTTGACCAGCTGAAGAATGAGACGTTCCAAGCCAATCGTGGACAGGAGAAAGAATTTGGTCATCTTCCTTATCATCACGGTATGTTGGTAACTTCTGATATGCCTTTGGACCGGAAAGGCTCATGGTTCCTGCGCTATGAACATGAATGTGATGAAGAGTTGGTCTCCTGCATCAAAGCAACAATTGCTGAGATTTCTTATATAAAGGTAAGACTGGATACTGATGCAAACCCTCCAGCATATTTGAAGAAGCGTTTGACCAAGTTGAATCACTCGTTGGTTGCACTGCGGAAGAATTCACTCTTGTATAGGGTCTATTCCTCCTTGACCAATATGCATGTTCTTGGAGAGGCTTATATCCGTCAGCAGAAGAGAGACCTTCCACCCTTAATCTTCCAGACATCTATATTGTGTATCCCTGTTGAAATCCTCTTGGATGGATTCTACTCTTCAATGCGTCCTTGGCATAAATACAAAGCTCCGAATTTTGACTATCTGGATAAAGTTGAATTCTGCAATCACCCCGTTTCTCCGAATTGGCAAATGGATAATGATGTTGAGCCGAAGAGGGGACTTTGTATTGCTTTTGATTTCAATGCCAATATCAACTGGTTGGTTGTCGGGCAACCTGATGAAGGACAACATCGGTTGAATGTACTCAAAAGTTTCTTTGTGAAGTATAACCGCAAGTTGCCTGAATTATTGGATGATTTTGCAAAGTACTACGAGGGGTTTCCTACGAATGAAGTGATTTTCTATTATGATTCTACAGCCTTGGGTAGTAACTATGCTGTCAACAATCAGGACTTTCAATGGGTGATATGCCATCATCTGCATAAACTTGGATGGAGAGTGCGTCCCGTTTATATCGGTCGTCCTATGGCACACCATGAGAAACATTTGCTTATCAATCGTGGATTTGCAGGACTGACAAGACTCACTCCATATTTCAACGAAGAGAACAATGAGTATCTCCTCGTTTCTATTCAGACCGCAGGTGTGTACAACGGAGGTAAGGACAAGAGAGGTGAAAAGCTGGCCGAGACTGATGAAGACAAATTGGAGGCCAGGACAGACGGGTCTGATGCTTTCGATACGCTGTATATCGGTTGTGAAAGATTCCCACAGCAAGCGCTTGTTCTTGCTGTTACTTCTGACTTCAAGAGGTAATATCATTAAGTTATTACCTCATTACCTCGTTCTCTTCGGACGAGGTTTTTTCTATATTTTGACATCATACCGCGCATATTCCGCATTTTTTTGAGGAGGTTATGAGCGCTCGGGCGTAGGGCAGTGGGGGAGTACAAAAAGAGTTGTACTGCATGAAATGCGAGTCCCCGCGCCCCTAAAATTTTGTATATGAGCATCTTGTTTGTTCGCCCGTTCGCACAAAAGGCAGAAGATTTCCTATTTTCGGCCTTTTGAGCGGCTCACGATGCACATTCCCAATATTTTAGGGGCGCGGGAATTAACCCCAAATATTCCAATGACGGAACATTCCGGGACCCGGGGCCTCCAGAGAGCCTGCCTTTGTTTCGCATAAAGATGATCTCTGTTCTTCCTCCAATTCTCTACGGCCTCTCTCCGATTATCTTTGTGCTGTACAATGTCAGGCACTCTTCCGGCAGGGGAAAAGGAGAGCCTTATGGCTACCGTCCCGCGTGTCCCACCGACCGACGCATACGCCGGGCATTACATCCGTCCGGATGATGCCTGACTCCATGTGTCGGTCGGTGGGATACGTGTTCCTGCCTCCATCGGCACTCCTTCGGGAAAGCGGTATTTTTTTAATATCAGTACGATTTTTCGTAGTAAATAGTTGCGTAGTACGAAAATTCGTAGTATCTTTGCAGTGTCTTAATGAAATTAATGAATGATATGAAAACAAAAACAGTAAAAAGAGAATTGACAGAAAAGGAATGGGACCTGATTGAAATGATTAGAGATTACCAGAAATCGTTCCCGAATGGTTATCCGCAGTTACTTTGGGAGATTCAGGAACTTTTCGATGAAATGGTTGACCTTCCGAAAGATTAAGGACAAAGCCCCACTCTCCGGAGTGGGGACTAAAAAACATTGTATATGGAAATTACAGCTATCAGACCCGAAACGGACATGACCGTAAAGCAGCAGTTGAATGATATTCTGATGCTTGTTTCATGGAGAGAAGTGGCACGCCAGTATTTTGACCGCTCAAGCAGTTGGCTCTATCACAAGATGGATGGCATTGACGGCAATGGCGGTAAAGGTGACTTCACGTTTAACGAACGTATGCAACTGAAAAGTGCCTTGTGTGATATGGCGGACAGATTGAGACGTGCCGCTGACAAGATTTGAACAGAGCCGGGATTGATTCATTGTCCCTATTAAGACACAAGCCGCCCAGTGGCTCATGGGCGCACAGCCTCACCATCCCTTGGTGGGGCTTTTTTTCTCCCCTACCTGAGAAAAAATCCTCCCCTGCCTGCAAAAAAATCTCCGTTCCCTTTGCCATTCCAAAAATTATCCCCATCTTTGCACCGTCCTACTTATTGATATCTACATGAGCGGAGTGATGCCCGCCCAATCTGCCGTGCGGGATTTTTTATATCCCTACGGCACGCAGCATAACAGAACGGAGTTCCGTCCCTCGTGGAGCGTTAATGCGCCCACTGCTCATGTAGATCAGAGTGTAGGACAGAGGGGAGCGGAACTCCTTTATTGTTTCCGCAAAGTAAAATCTTTAAGTCCTATAAAATTATGATCTACGAGAATCAAACCATCGAGAGTGCAACCCGAGTGATGAACCCCAGTGAGGTGCAAGCCGCATACGACCGCCGCATGAAGGAGCTGAGCGAAGACGGCACACGCAACTTCCGCCGCTTCAGCCAGCTGCGCAGTGAAGCCTGCAAAGAGTCCAACCGCGCCACACGCGATATCAAGCACCGCATCCACCTGCTGCAGGACGATATCCACCGTCTGGAGATGGAGCTGATAGACGTGGCCGAGAAGCGGGCCAACCTCATCCACGATGCACGACAGACCTACGAAGCACGCTGCACCGCCAACCGCGAAGCACGCGCCGAGGCACGGATGCAGTACACCGTACAGATGATGACGGCAAAAAGTCGCAAGAATGCTTTGCCGGACGGAGAATAATCATTGACTACGGGTTTTGACAGGATACCGCTCTGACAACAGGTTGTCGGGGCGGCTGTCTTTTTATACCTATATATATAATAGTACTTTTGTGCTATAATCAATTGGAAATTTAGTATGAAATACAACATTCTTATTACGGGGGCTATCGGATGGCCTTTCAGTGCGAATTTTGTTCGTGACCAGCTGAAGGGGCTGGAGGGTAAGCATGTGGACGTGTATGTGGACAGCTTCGGTGGGGCTGTGGTGGATGCGTTGGATATCCGCCAGCAGTTTATTGATCATGGGGATGTGACGGTTCACATCTTCGGCATGACGGCCAGTGCTGCTACAATCTTGGCGATGGGTGCCAAGAAGGTGGTGATGTCGAAGTTTGCCATGTTGCTGGTTCATCAGTGCAGCAATTGGGTGGATACTTGGGGGTCGATGAATGCTGAGCAATTGGCTCAGGCTATCAAGAACCTGACGGCTGTGAAGGATAAGCTGGAGACGGTGGATCATGTGATTGCCAATGTGTATGCGGCCAAGACTGGCAAGAGTGTGGAGGATTGTGCTGCCTGGATGAAGAAGGCCAGCTGGCTGACTGCGGACAAGTGCAAGGATATGGGACTGGTGGATGATATTTGTGAGGAGGGAACGGAGATGCAGGATCTGACGGATGAGCTCCGTGCCAAGATTGTGGCTTGCGGATTCCCTGTTCCGGGCAGTGAGGAGAAGCAGGAGGAGAAGCCGATGACGCTGCGCGAACAGGCTCAGTACATCAAGAATGTGCTGCTGAACTTGTTTTCTCCGAAGAAGGATGTAGAAGAAGTTACACAAAATACTGATAAGAAAATGAAAGTTAAGGATTATGCGAGCATCAATGCTGCCTTGAAGGTGGAGGAGATGGAGGCTGCCGAGAATGGCAGTGTGACGTTGACTGCCGAGCAGATGAAGAATCTGGATGATCTTCTGGCCGGACAGAATGAGACGATTGAGAACTTGAAGAAGGCTGACGGTGACGGTACCACCAGAACGGAAGGTGGTGAGGGCAACGGGGATGCGATGCCCGGGGCGTTGGCTAGTGAGATGTACAAAAACCTTTTTGAAAACGATTAAGATATGGCTTACGAAACGATTGTGCCTGTAGGAACCTTGCAGAAGTCTGCACAGACCTACCAGAAGGATTTGATTATTATGCCTGTGATTGCTGCCAAGGAGACGCTGCAGCACATGACGGCACGTCCCAATACGCGTGGCAAGCGTACGGTGGGACAGTTGGGGGGTGATTTTGAGATTGCTCCTTACAAGAGCAAACGTAAATCAGAGGGTGCTTTTACCATCACACCGCGTACCTTGGAGACGTTCTTGGGTAATGCAGCGAAGGATTTTGACCCGAACGATGTTTGGGACACTATCTACGGGTCGATGGTGACGCGTGGCGAGTCGCTGAAGAATGTGGATATCGCCAAGCAGATTCTTTTCTATGCTGCGGGGCTTTTGGGCAAGAAGCTCAACATGTCTGTCTGGAAGGCTAAGCGTAACGAGAACGGTGATACGACCGACACGTTGTTCAATGGCTTTGACACCATTACTGACACGGAGATTGCTGCCGGTAACATTTCGGCTGCGAAGAAGAACTTCATGGAGCTGGAGGCGCTGACTGACCAGAATGCCGTTGATACCCTGAAGAATCTTTACTGGGCTTCGGCTGCTGAGTTGCAGGGTGAGAGGGTGAAGATGTACATGTCGTTTGACCAGTACCGTCATTATCTCCAGGATTATCAGTCAACGGTGGGTGCTACTCCTTACAACCAGCAGTACAAGAAGACGTTCCTCGAGGGGTCGGACGGCAAGTGTGAGCTTGTGCCGTTGGTGAGCAAGACGGGCAGTGATTTCATCCACATTTCTCCGAAGTCGAACATGCTTTATGGCTATGGCAACGGCAGTTCTTCGAAGGAGCATATCGGTATCGGCAAGTATGCCTCTTTCGTGTTGACGCTGGAGGCTGCCATGTACTTCGGTTGTGAATTTGAGAGCATCAGTCCTGAGCGCCTGATGGTGGCTAAGGTGGCTGCTGCTGAGTAATAACGTTGTAATTCATTGTGAATATGGAAAATTGTAATGATGCTGCTCTGTATGAGAGCTTGAAATATTGTCCGGGACAGGCGGTGCTTTCTGGTGTGAGGCTCAGAGCTTTCGGTGCTCCGAAGACGGAAATCATGAAGTTCCCTGTCCTTCCGGGCAAGGAGGCTGCCTCGATGGGTGACAAGGCTGTCCTTACGGGTGAGTTCGTGATGGCGGCTGATGCCAAGTGGCGTGTGATTATGCTGACTCCGAACAAGGGGCAGGTGACTTGGGACCCGCAGGGTGAACCGCCCAGTGCCACTTTCCTCAATAAGGTGACGTTGCCCCATCCGAATATTGATGAGGATGCTGCCGGTTTCAGCCGCCAGGTGCTGAATGATGACTGGGTGTTTGTGGTGCAGCAGCGTGACGGCAAGTGCCGCGTGGTGGGCAATGACATGTTCCCGACCATTGTGAAGCCTTCGGGTGGAACAGGCGAGGGTTCGACTGGCGAAGTGGGTTCTTCGTTCGAGGTGCAGGCTGATGATGTCTGCCCGGCTCCGTTCTATACGGGTACGCTGGAGACGGACGAGGGTACGTTTGATTGTTCAACAGGTGCGTTTGCCGCCGAGTAGTGAATGGCTATGGTAGATGACAAGTTGACCAAGAAGATTCAGGATTGGTTGGACACCCCTGCCGAGGAACGTGATGTTCAGGCAGGGGCTGCCATGCTGCTTTCCTTGAACAGGAACCGTGTGCTGTTCCAGAATATCCTGCGCCGTCCGGACAAGATGGTTCCGAAGCTGGAGTATGAACTGAAGAAGCATCTGCGAATCCGTCTGGACGGTTTGACGCGGAGGGATGTCGTGCGGATGTCGGCTGTGGTGGTTCCGGCTGTTGAACGTACGTTGGAGGAGTTTTCTCCTGTGCGCGAGGCTGAGCATAAGGGCAAGCGTGCGGATCATGATTCGCTGCCTGGTTCTGTGCGTGCGTTGTATGACGGACAGACGGTGCTTTACCACCGCATCAAGGAGGTGTACAATACGCTGATGGGCATGAAGGATGCTCCGGCTTGTGACCGTTACGAACATCTGAAGATTCTGAAGGGGCTGGATGACAACTTCCGCCAGAACTGGCAGCGGTACGATGAAGCCGAACCGCTGAAAGAGGGTGAGGAGGATATTCCTGCTGAAGCCGCTCCCGAAGAGGGTGAAGGTGCTTCTGAAGAGGGTGAACCGGCTCTTCCCTCTGCCAAGGATGTGGCTGCTGCCCGCAAGTTTATCTCCTCCAATCTGAAAGCGCTTGATGCGTTGGAGGACGAAAAGCGGCAGCAGGTGCTGGCTTCCATCCAGGAACGGGTGGAGCTGGTTGTCCGCTCCGGGGGCAGTTTCAAACCTGATTTTCGTGATAAGTTGATTTCTATAGGGGTTGTTTTCTGAAAACTTTTTTGTGATTAGTAGATCCTGGGCGGCCGGCTGTGAAGCCCGCCGCTCTTTTTTGTCTGTTGTATGGAGTTGAAGAATCCTTTGGTATGTCCGTTGCAGGTGTTCATGTCGGACAGGGTGCAGCTGGGTGATGTGTTGGCCAGGCTGCTGGAGTTTACGGGACCTGCCCGGCTGACGGTTTCGACCTTCAGCTGTGGTGAAGAGTTCCTGACGCGTCTCTTCCGCCTGAAGCAGAAGGGGCTTGTGCTGTTTGCCACGCTTTATGCTGACATGAAGGCGGCAGAGAAGACGGCACGCATCAACCCGATGATGAAGGGGGTGTATGACGAGGTTTTCCTTTGTGCCAATCACTCGAAAGTGATGCTGCTCGAGGGGACGGTGATGACGGTGTGTGTGCTCTCATCGCAGAACCAGACGAGGGGCAACCGTATGGAGAGTTACGTGGTCCTGCATACAGGAGAGGTGGAGGACTATATAAAACGGGAGTTTGAGAATCTGAAAGCTACATGTCCATGGAAATAGATCTGAATAAATTGACGGAACTCACCCAGTGGCTGACACCCATTTCGGACATGGCTGTCCTGATGGATGTGCCGGAGAGTTTCTTGCGTGAATATCTGAATAACCCCGATACCGAGGCTTATGCCGTGTACAGACGTACGAGGGCTGAAGTGGCTTTGCGCTATCGGAAAGCTGACATTGAACTGGCGCAGGCTTCATCGCCTACGGCTGCTGAAGCGGTGCGCCTGCACTTGAAAAGAATGGATGAATGATGAAACCTGAACTGATACAGAAGACGCAGGAATTCCTGTTTGCTGACATCGAGGAGATGAATGCGGCACGTATTCCTGCACCCATGCAGGAGCGGATTTTCCGCTTGCGGGCCATGTACACCTATTGGGTGGGCAAGCCTTCTTTGGCTGACAAGGCGGTGGTGGATGAGCTGGTCAGGAGATACAGGGTGAGCGTGCGGACGGCATACGATGATGTGCGTCTGATCAAGCTCTGCCTCGGCAACCTGAACCAGATGACGCAGGACTATTACCGGTGGCTCTTCCTGCAACGGTGTGAAGAGGGATTTGCTATGGCCAGGCAAAAAGATGACCCCAATGCTTTTGCAAGGGTGCTCGCCAGCTTGGGCAAATATACCCGTTTGGACAAGGATGATGACCAGACACCGGATTACTCGCAGATTGTACCGCAACAGTTTGAGATTTCGGCTGACCCCGAGGTGGCAGGATACAAGCGTATCCCCAATCTGGATGAGAAGATTGACAAGATGTTGGCCAAGTTCCGCATGGAGGCGGAAGAGGCACATGTCGTACCTGAACCTGAACCGCTTAAAAAGAACAATAGCAATGATTAGATATATCGTCAAGGTGGACTATATGCCCGCCGTTCATTTGAAGCTGGCACAGCCGTTGCCGGCAGTACAGAAGGTGGTCATCACGGACTATATGCCTTGGCAGCCTCTGCCCATCGTGGGACTGGCCTCCTTGGAAGCTGCGGACGAGCTGCAGCAGTCGGCTCGAGTCTTTACGCACAAGCTGGCTTGCACCATTCCGGCAAGAAAGACCCTCCCCGAGTGTCCGCTTGTCTGGCGCGTGACTTCCGCAGATGGAACCCGGTATCTGCTGGGGAGTTACGACAAACCTTTCCCGGTTTGGAGCCAAACGGACAAATTCCCCGACCGCACCTCGGACAAGACGGCATGTGTCCTGACGGTGCGATATGCCTCCATGATGCCGCTGATGGAGATTGTTGGGGTGTGAAGAGGGATTTTCTCCATAAAACGACAAACTTTTCCGTTAAAAGTAGAAAATATTCTATTGTTATTTTGTTGTTAATAGAAATATTTCTATCTTTGCAGCGTCTTAGTTAATTTATCTGTGAAGATGAAGTATACAGAGTTTCATTCAAGAATTAAAAAAGCTGGTTGGAAATACAGCCATGCAGAAGGAAGTCATTACTTCTACCTGAAAGATGGAGTGCTATCAGTTCCGGTTCCCTATCATGGGGCGAAAGAAATCCCGGAACCTCTTCGGAGGAAGATAGCCAGACAATTAGGACTGTGATAGGGAGGGGCATAAGCCCCACCCTTTCTAAACAAAACGTGAAAAAGGTTTGTTAACTCAATAGGAATTATGGAAAAGTTGATTATTACCATCTGTTCAAGCCCGGACAACTTCGGTGCTTATTCTGAAAATTGTGACGGCATCTTTGCTGCCGGTGATACGTTGGAAGAGTGCAAGAAGGATGTGGAGACGTCTATCGAACAAATCAAGAGGACACAGCCGTACGACTCATGGCCCGAAATCATCAAGGGACCTTACGAAATCGAATGGCGCTATGATGTGGAATCTTTGCTGACACATTTTAGTCGATTCTTTACCTTGGCCGGTCTGGAACGCATTACGGGTATTCATCAGAAGCAACTTTGGTCGTACATGCATGGTCAGACCAAGCCACGAAATGCCCAGAAGGAGAGAATCAGAAACTCCCTCACCACATTTGCGAAAGAACTTTCGTCGTTTTCACTTCTGTGAAATGCGGATTTATTAATTAAGACCCTGGCCTCACCCTCACCGGTGGGGCTTTTTTTAGATAGTATAGCCTATTTTTATGTTAAAAATTACCCGATAATAGTTTTTTTATCCATAATATTTGGCAGATGATAATAATTTGTTTATCTTTGCATCGTCTTCAAAAAAGAGCTCTTTGAATGACTGACGAAGAAGTGCTAAAGGCACGGATAGAAGAACTGACGGAAAACCTCAACTTCTATCTCCGAAATTACTCCCACCTCATCGGATGTGGTTACAGGAAATCGGTACTGGATGCAGAGATTGAATGTCTCGAGAATGAAATCAAGAGACTTTCCGCAAACCAGTAGAAAGAGGGAGGCTTCTCGACGGGGAGGCCTCCCGGCTTCGTTAACTTCCAGAGTTCTGCCACTTAAAAACGGTATTCGTATGAATGTAAAGGAGAAGTACTTGAGTCTGAAAGATGCCTGGATGAAGGCACAGGGTGAAGAGCGCAACACTGCACAGCGCGAACTGGACAGTTTTTTTGCCTCACTGACAGAAGAAGAAAAACAGCAGGTGAACGAAGCGGTCAGTGAAGACTTTGACCGCCTGCACAAGGTGGCTGACGAGGCACATGCTGCCAAAGAGCGTATCGATGTGCGCCGCCAGCTGGAGCAGGTGTTGCCGTTCATTTCCATCTCACAGTTTGCCAAAGTCTATTTCGGACGTTCGGCTTCATGGTTGCATCAACGCATCAATGGGCATGAGGTACATGGCAAACCTGCCGCGTTTACGCCCAAAGAACTGAACATTCTTTCTGATGCACTGAAAGAGGTGTCTATCAAGCTGGCAAATGCTGCGGCATGCTTCGCATAAAATTTGGGATTTTCTTGACCGCAGCTTTAATTCCGTTTCAGAAGCTGTCGGATACTTCATCAAACATCGCTGCCTGTATTTAGGCGAAAAGCCCTCACGAGTTGGGGGCTTTTTTTCTTTTTCCCTCCCCTAAAAATATTTTTTCCTCGCCTGAGAGAAAAATTCTCCCACTTTCCTTTGCCATTCCAAAAATTATCCCCATCTTTGCAGTGCTCTAATACAATAGTGGTTATGTTCCACTCCGTTGGGCATCGGTCAATTGCTCGTCACGAACACGGGCTTTTTTTGTGCCCTGACGCTACGGCCACCAGTGGCCCGATGCGCCTACATACGAAACTTGGTGTACCCTCATAGCGGTCGCCCATCCGAACATTATACTTTACCTCTCGGGGTGGAACTATTGTGTTAGAGCAACGGATGTGGCGGCCGTTTTTTTGTCTCGCCATTTGCTCTAACACAATAGTTTCGTATGAAAACGAACCAGAACCAAACCGTGCCTGCCCTGCAAGAATGGGCGCACCGCGAGAACCATTTACTCTCCCACATTGTCGGGAGAACAGTTTCCAACTTCAATGCTCTCCGTTTTTGGAGTGTGATTGTCCCTGCCATGCTGACGCTTGTCAGCTTGTGCAGCGGCAACCTCTTCTTTATTGCCCTTACGGGATTCTGGACCTATGAGTCGTATCAGATTGGAAAGAAAGGAGGCAGGGCATGAGTGACACTAAGATTCCTATGGATGTACGGATCACCAAAGAACAGGTGACAACAGTTTCCAAACGTGTTGAGACAACGTATTTCATCTGCGGACTGAACGAAGAGACTCCGCTGACGATGGACGAACTGGCAGCGTTGTGCAATTTCCTGCAAGAGTATCTCAAGGACGAACTGCACCCCAAACTGGAGTGACCGTCCGGCTTGGCCTGACCTGACTGGAGACAGGGACCATGCGCTCCATGTGCGGCATGTCCCTGTCTTTTTTCTGTTGGATAGTATGTTGTAAGTTTGCATAGTATAAAAACCAAAAGGAACAATGACTGCAAACAAGAAACTATCGATCCAAACATGGTCGGCCATCGGAATGCTGGTGTTCGGATGCTTCCTCTCGGCATGGGGATTCTTCGTCCCTCCAGTGGGCGAAATCTCTGATTCCGTTCTCTACCTCTTCGCACAGTGTCTCATCTATGCAGGCTCCATCTTTGGCGTAAGCTCGTACTACAAGGCCAAATTCAACGACCTGCAGAAGCGGGTGGACGACTTCACCGCACAGAAAGGGGGCAGCAATGGCTGACATACGCATCCTTGCTCCTTGGATCCTCTCATGGGAGGGGGCTTTCGTCAATGACCCTGCCGACCGGGGCGGTGCCACCAACATGGGGGTCACCATCAGGACATGGAGACAAGTGGGGTATGACAAGGACGGTGACGGGGACATCGATGTGCAGGACCTGCGTCGGCTCACACAGGACGATGTGGTCAACCGTGTCCTCAAACCCCATTATTGGGACAGATGGATGGCGGACCACATTACCGACCAGAGCATCGCCAACATTTGTGTCGATTGGGTGTGGGCTTCGGGCAGACACGGCATCACAAAGGTGCAGCAGCTGCTGGGGGTCAAGGTTGACGGCATTGTTGGGCCAAGAACCTTGGCTGCCATCAACGGAGCATCACCCGTCACACTCTTTGGACGCATACACCAGGCACGCCGGCAATTCCTCCTTGATTTAGTTACCAACAACCCTTCGCAACAGCGTTTCTTCAAAGGCTGGATGCGGAGACTTAATTCCATCACTTATGGCAAACTCCAAAAAAACACCTGACTACACACGCTTCTGGATCTTCTGGATAATCATGCTCGTCCTGACCATCCTGATGTCATGCCGGACCTCTAAAAAGACAGAGGACAGGATGCATACCAGCCAACTTACTGCCGGATACGAGGCGCAAGCCAACCGGCATGTCATGGACAGCCTGTTGCACAATATGACCTTTACCTTCACCGGACTGGAGATGTGGATGTCGCCTGCATCCGTACCGTTGCCGCAAGGCTTTGACAGACCCGACACCACAAGGCAGGCTCCACAAGTACACCTGAAAGCGGACAAAGCCACAGCTTCGCTCTCTGAGCTGCAGGTCACAGAGGCTTCCCACAGTGCCATTGTCAGAGACACCACAGCACAGGACGTACAGGAGGAGCAGCGGACTGAGAGCACTTCCAAGAGAGACAAGGGCAACCGGCTCGTCCCTGCCCTGGCATTGGTGCTTGCCATATACCTTGTCTATCATTTCCGCAATGAAAAAAGCTAAGAACAACCTGTGTGCACAGTGTCCCAAGGCGCATGACAGCATCAACGGACGCTTTTGCAACAACCTGAGAAAATATGTACAGTATGCAACCGAACCTCCCTGCAAAAAATAACTGCTTATGGCTACACTTCTGACCACAATACCCTCGCTGGCTTTCCCCTATGAACTGGATGTGATTCAGTTCCGGGCTGGAACCGATGAATATGACCTGGACATCACCATCAGCGTGGATGGTGAAACGGTGCTGGAGACGGTGCTTGTCTTCGATACGGACGGCTTGGCCGAGCTGGACGATATGGCCACTTTCCTGATTGACCATCTGAAGACGCAATCGGCCTTCACCCTCGAATATGGGACAACCACCGTCAGATCGACCCTGTTGCCTTGCAGGATGGATATGGACGAGACGGCAGCGCTCTTCTGTCAGCAATCCTTCCTCACGGCTTTGAGGGGACTGAAGGTGACTTCACTCAGCTGCAAGGAGTTCCTCTCCATCTATGCCACTTCTGCTGAAAAGGGATCTGTCACGATCATTTGTGCGGACAAAGCGGGCAATATCGTGACCTCTACCGCTGAGATTCTGCACAACACCAATACGAATGGAATCTATACCTATGATGTGTCGGCTCCACAGTTCCTTCCCGCTGATGGCGGATATGAACTGATCCGATATACCGTCACGGTGGGGGCAAGGATACAGGCCTTTGTGCTGATGCCCGAACCCTATGGAGGCCAATGTGTGCTCTTCCAGAACGGATTCGGATGCCTCGAAAGTTTCTACTTCTGTGAAGTGGAGAAGACGGTGAAACCGAAACGTCATAATGCGATTCTGGCAGGCAGGTATCAGAATTACCTCGTCATCGAGGACACCTCATACAAGGGGGTGTCACGTCCATTGAATGAGGGTGAAATGATGCTGGCTGATGACCTGGCACATGCACTGCAGCTGTGGGCACAAGGGACGGAGAGGGCACTGGCCATCACGGACAATGAGCTGAAGACCCTATCTTCCAGTGAAGACATGCCGCGTCTCCTGCTCACGTGGAGAACCGCTGCTGCACGGACACCTTTTGTCCCGGTACGGCCCGTCAGGACTTTCGACTTTACCTTTGACAAAACTTTCTTCTGATATGAAAAGGACTGCTTTATACCATCGCGAGGCCTTGCGCCTGCTTGAAGACGGCAAGCCGCACAAGCTGCGCCTGTGGAAAATGTCCACCGGTGACCACCTGCTTTATCAGGATGCTGTCTGCATCTCTACCTATCATCGGGGTGGGAGACACAAAGTCAGGCTCCTTGCTTCCGGCGAAATAAGAGAGTTCAGGGACTTTTGTTTGTATGAAATTGATGATTTGCCCATTTACTTATGATTGAAGTTTTAGATCTTGAACAAAACGGTGTCATGGCTTCGATGGTTGAAGTGTCTGACACAACGGCTGTCTTTGACGAGGACAGCCTTGCACAGCCCAGACCCGTTCCGGGATTCCCCCATGAGGAGTATATCCCTTGGGGGGCTGATGACCAGTTGCCCTACATCATCCAACGGTTGGTGGGGGACGATGAAGTGACCTCACAGAACAAGTATTTCAATGTCCTGACCTGTTATGGGGCAGGGGTACAGCTGCATGACAAGGATACCGACAAACCGACCGTTGACAGAGAGGTGGACGATTGGGCATTCGCACAGAACATGCCGATGCTGTTCCTGAATATGGCGACTGACCTCAAGTATTATTTCTTTGTGGTCGTGGTCATCATCCTCTCCAAGGACAGGACCAGAATCAACCGCATTGTCCATAAGGATGCCTGCTACTGCCGTTTCCAGAAAGCGGACGGTGAAGGACGTATCAACCATGTCTATTACGGCAATTTCCGCATTTCGGCTGCTCCGCTCAAAACGGTGGAGAGAATCCCATTGCTGGATGAAATTGACCCGCTGGGTGACTTGAAGACGCGCATGGGACTCAAGGCTGACCGCGATGGGCGCAAAGGACGCAAGGATGACAGCCTGAAATACGCGATGCTGGTGCGTTTCCCGACTGCCGGTTGCCAGTTCTATCCGATACCTTATTATTCCGCTATCTTCAGAGGTGGCAGCTATGATGAGAAACGTCTGATTTCGGTCGGCAAGCTGGCGAAGCTGAAGAACCATACCGGGATAAAGTACCAGATTGAGGTCGAACGTGGATATTGGGACAGACTGGTGATGGAGGAGAATATCACTGACCCCGAAAAAGCCAAGGCACGTATCAAAAAAGAACGTGAGAATATCCGCGATTTCGTGGTGGGGCTGGAGAACTCGGACAAGGCTTGGATCACCCAGTACTACGTGGACCCGAACGGCAAAGCGGTTTCGGATGTCATCATCCATAATGTCGAAGCTGCCAAAGAAGGTGGGGACTGGATGGACGAAATAAATGTGTCGGCCAATACCATCTGCTACGGTGACAACGTGCATCCGAACCTTGTGGGGGCTGTGCCGGGCAAAAGCCAGAGTAACAACTCGGGCAGTGACAAACGCGAACTCTTCACCATGAAGCAGTCTCTCGAGGTGAGCAGCCATGACCTGCTGCTACGCCCCATACAGGTGGCTCTGCGCTTCAATGGGTGGATGAACGTCAAACCTGTAGTGCCGATGATCATGCTCACGACACTGGACGAACACACAGATGCCAAAAGGATTACTAACCATAAAAACCAAAAGGAACAATGACTATTGACAAAAAAACACTCGAAAAACATGTCCCGGCTTTTGTAAGTCCGACAGAAGATCTTTTTGTGCACATCTCCAGCTTTATCGCAGGTGTGCTCGAAGACCTTATCATCAAGGTGGGAGGCTCTTGGGAGTCATTCCTGGACAAACCCCGATTCTCCTCGTTGGCCGAAAAATATGTCTGCTGCGAAGCTGCATACAAGGCCATTCCTTATCTCGACATCGTGGCCACCGATACAGGCTTTGGGGTGGTCAGCAACCAGAACGTGGCTCCGGCAAGCGCACACAGGGTGAACGCCCTCCGCGAAAGGTTGAGAGTTGACAAGTCTGTGGCTCTTGACAGTCTGCTGGACTACCTGATTAAAAATTCGGATTGGGGCAGCAGTGACGAGGCAAAAGCAACAGTTCAGCTGCTTGTCTGGTGTCCCGCAGTGGCCCGGAGATACGGTATCTCATTCAAAGGGGACAAAGTGTATCATGAAGAGTTCGAAGACATACAATGGGATCTGCTGATGACCGAATCCTACGTCAAAATGTACATTTCAAACGGACTCTACGATGCCTTGATCACACGCGTCCGGACGAACAAACTGGAGGGAGCTTATGCCGCAGTGCTGAAAGCCTCATACGCTTATATTGCCGCATATATGGAGAGTGACCATCCAGTCTTGGCATTTAACAGTCTGCTGACTATTCTAGACGAGTATGCCGATTCCCTCCCTGAATACAAGGACTCGGCTGCCTATCGTGCCCGGCACAGCGAACTCTATAAAAATAAAAAAGATGATGGATGTTTCTTTTTCGGTTAGAGTGACCATGCCAAAGGGATGGGATGCCCTGACGCAAGAGCAGCTGCATTACATCTTCACCATGCTTTCTGCCGGATTCAGCAAGGATATGGCCAAAGCTTATGTGCTGTTCCGTGTCGGCAGATGGGTGCATTGTGAGGATAACACGCCTGTCTCGTTGGCTGATCTCATGCAGTTGGATGTCTCTTCACTGCAGGAGGCTTTTTCACTGGTGGAGTGGATAGACTTGATGCCTGACATGCCTGTCAGATTAGAAGAACTGGATGGAGCAAAGGTGCAGGTGTCTGCCTTGATGCAAGAACTCTCCTTCGAACAATACTTGATTTTGGAGAACTTGTATCAGTCTTATCTGTTCGCTGGTAATATGGCGCCCATTGATTCAATGACACGGAGATTGTATGACAAAGAGGTGACGACATCTGTTGCCAGATACAATACCATCTTCTGGTTCTGCACCCTCAAACAGCTCTTCGCCAGACAATGGCCGGATCTGTTTGCTCCTCCATCAGGCAAAGGCCAGGGGGAGTTCAGCCCGGTTGAAGCAATGAATGCACAGTTGAGAGCTTTGACAGGTGGAGATATAACCAAAGAGGCTGCCGTCAGACAAGTGGGGTGCTGGCGGGCACTCGAAGAACTCAATGCCAAAGCAAAAGACCTCAAAAAAATCAAGAAATCATAAATCAATTTGTAAAATCTATGAGCACCAAAGAACAAAGCGTGACGCTTCTACGCAAGAATAAAGAAGCGCAGGTGGCAGCGTTCCAGTCCGTCGGCATGTCCGGCGTGACTGTCGCTTCGCGTGCCAGTGAGTTCGGCAAGTACATCAAGTGGGCAGGTGGTCTGCTCGATCTGTGTGTGGCTTGCCAAAGACTGTCAGATGGCAGCAAGTGGTATTTCACCCGTGAGGAGTGGGACAGCCTCACAGCTGCAAACAAACAGAAGTTCATCAAGTACGGCTTGCGTGTGCGTGCCTACGGACACAGCTTCGTTATTGCTGCTACGGACAGCCTTGATGCTGAAGGCAATGTGACGTTTGCATGGGGCAACAGGGTGAAGGTGACGGACATGGATTCGCGAAACTGCGGCAAGGCTTACAACGACTTTGCAGGCGCACAGAACACGGAACTGATAATCGCTGCACAGGCTGGCACCACAGGAGCCGAAGGGGTGACGGGTGTGCCTGCAGCTGAAATAACACGCACATACAAGGCTTACACGCAAGAGCAGGACGGATTCGAGGATGAACACGACTGGCATCTGCCCGGACTGGGATGTCTCATCGTCATGTACAAGTGCAAGACCGAAATCAACGAGGCACTGGAGTACTTCTGGAGTGTGGACAGCCGACTGGCGGCTACAGGCTACTACTGTTCGACTGAATACTCTTATGAGCAGGTATTCTGTGTGAGTCAATCTTCGGGCTACGTCTCAGTTACGTATAAAGAAACAGTGTACCGCGTCCGTGCCGTGTGTGAAGAACTCTAACTTTGAACTTTAAACTTTGAACAATCATGGATTATAGCAAAGATGCAATATTGCTTCGCCTCTCTAAAGAGATGCAAGTGGCAGCCCTCCATGAACAGGGCTTTACCGAAGTGACAATGGCTACTCCGCTGACGGAGATTGCCGAATATGTCAAATGGACAGGCGGACTGAGAGACCTCCGTATCGCGACCGTGAAGCCTGCTGACGGGCAGGTCTATTACTTCTCTGGTGAAGAGTGGTCGGCACTGTCTGCCAACGCCAAGTCGAACTACGAGAAGATAGGTGTCTGCATCCGCGCACGCAAGCGGATGTTCATCATCGCTCCCGAGGACTGTGTGTCGGAGACGGGAGGCACGACCTTCAAGTTCGGACTTCGCGGTACCGACCTCAAAGGGGTGAAGAACTACGGTGCCAACTCCAGTGGACTATATGACATCACTACTGGGCTTGAAGATACAAAGGCTGCGGTAGAACAGGGTGCAGGACTGACCGATTCCGAGGGCACAGTAGGCGCACCGGCAGCTGAAGCTGCATGGAACTACAAGGCCAGTGCCAACGATCCGTGCCAGTGGTATCTCCCTTCTGTAGCAGAACTCCGACTGATAGCCGAGTTCAAGACAGAAATTCACGCGTTCTTTGACAAATATTTTGCAGGTGTTGGAAAATTTCAAAGTACTTGGTACTGGTCATCAACGGAGTACGATTCCTCCCATTCTTGGTACGTGTATATGGGTTACGGTTTTTCGCTCGGCAGCGGTCGTATCTATGCATATAGGGTCCGTCCTGTTGCTGTCGTTTCGTCTGTGGCTGTTTCTTCCGTAAATTAACCTTACCATCTCTTTAGCTCTTTAGTTCTTTATCTCTTTAATTCTTTCCCCCGTAAGGGGGATTTTTTTTGCCATTTTTTGTACCTTTGCAGCGCAAAAAAGATAAAGAGATGGCACTTGCTGAAGACTTGCAGATATACCGTCAGATGTACCAGTTGTTGGGACTCATCCTTGACGCGAGAGAGCACTTCCCGAAATCGTACAAGTACGCATTCGGAGAGCGCATGATGATGGTGGCGTTGGAGTGTTGCGAACTTATACAGGCCGCCAACATGTCGCAAGCTCGCAGGGCATCGCTATTAGAGGATTTTGCAATCAAATTTGGCAGTCTGCAATTGATGATTAGGTTATGTCGAGACCGTCACATCGTTGACGAGGGCAGGTTCTGTGACATGCTGGCTCTTGCCGGAGAGATAGGCAAGCAGGCTACTGCATGGCGCAAATCGGCAACCTTCCGCAGCCAGAGTCCCGGCTGATACGTTGGTCGGGAGCGAGCAATGATTAAGGTTAATTTGGGTGTCCCCCTTGGCCTTGGCCGAGGAAAGAAATCACGAGTGGACACATACTTCCTCCAATTCTTGGAACGTGAATATGAATAACGGTAATTCGAACAACAACAATCGTAACAATGCAAATAGGGTCCGTCCTGTTGCTGTCGTTTCGTCTGTGGCTGTTTCTTCCGCAAATCAACCCGTCATCTATGACATTCCCTTTTCATCGATTGTAGCTGCTTTTGAGGACTGCTGCAGGCAAAAGATGTCTGCCACAGATTGCCAGCGGTTCTTTTGTCAGTACCAGCAAGAACTTGTGCGGTTGTGGCAGGATCTCCGCACAGGGTGCTATGCACCTGGCACATCCAAATGTTTTGTGGTCAAATGGCCTGTCTTCCGCGAAGTTTTTGCGGCAGACTTTGCCGACCGTATCATCCATCATTGGTGGGCTTTGAGAGTGAATCCGCTCTACGAAGAACGCTTCCAGGCACAGGGCAATGTGTCCAAGAACTGCCGCAAAGGTGAGGGTACGCTGTCAGCTGTTAAGGCAGCACAGGCGATGGTCAACGAACATCCCGACTGGTGGGTGGGCAAATTTGACTTCGAAGGTTTCTTTATGTCGATGGACCAGGAACTTCTACTAGAGATGACGGACCTTTTTATCCGCGACCATTACCAAGGTGATGACTTGGAATGTCTGCTATATATCAACCGCATCGTTATCACCCATTCACCACAAAATAATTGCATCCGCCGAAGCCCTATCGAACTGTGGGACAAAATTCCGCCACGCAAAACGCTCTTCGGACAGCCTCCGGGCAAAGGATGCGCAATCGGAAACCTCCCTTCACAACTCAACGCCAATTTTCTCGGTTCTGTCTTCGACCATTGGATTACCAAGGTGAAAAAGGTGGACTGTTATGTCAGGTTTGTCGATGACTTCATCATCTTAATGCCGACTCGCGACGAGATTGTGCAGTTGGTGCCACAACTCCGCGATTTCCTGACAGAACAGCTGCTGATAAAACTTCATCCGAAGAAGATATACATCCAGCCGGTGAAGCATGGTTTCCTCTTTGTCGGTGCATACATCCATGTCGGACGATCATACATCAGCAACCGCACACGCGGCAAGATGTACGACTGCATCCGCAAGTTCAACCAACTGGCCGAAGAGGGCAGGGCAGATGAACATGCAGAGAAGTTCGTGGCTTCGCTGAACTCATACCTGGGCATGATGGTGCATCATAATTCGTACAAGATTCGCAAGAAGGTGATGCCCATGCTACACAAAGAATGGTGGAAGTACATCATGTTTGAGGGGCATTTCACCAAGGTAATCCTGAAGAAAAAGTTCAAACCGCGCGAGAAGCTGAAGAAGGTTGTTCGGAGCGGAGAATATAAGAAGTTGTTGACACCGGAGCTGGAGTGATTCGGTGTCTTTTTTATTTCAGAATGTATGCTGTAAGTTTGTAGAAAATTAAGCTTATAGATATGTCTGAAAAATTACTTGAACAAGCTGTCGTTATCAGAGACGAAACTGTTAACGAGGCAAATACAGCTGCAAGAATCGGCAAATTGTTTGTGGACATCATCCAGAAGATGGCCAAGAGTCTCAATGCGGACGCTGTGACTTTCAAAGGTTCCGCAACAGGAATGGATATGGTGTTCTCTGGAGAAGGGGGAGATGTATTGATTCCTTTGCCTGTAGTTGACACTGAGGTGGCGGGTGTGATTACACCAGAAATGATAGCGAGTATCGGAGATGCCATTGCTGCAGTCGAAAAGGCCAATGCGGATGCCATTGCAGCGGAGCAGACCCGTGCCGAAGCTGCTGAAAAAACTCTGGAAGATGGGATTAGTGCCATCAGAGGATCATCAACCATGACGGCTGAAGGTAATACGGCTGCCCTGACGTTGAAACTGATTATTGGTAAAGGCACTCCCATCACCTTGTCTTTGCCTGTTCATGGCGAAGAGGAGTGGAATGTTCCGGCTGACACGCCTGCTTTGATTGACCCTTGGACTTTCTCGGAACTGATGGGACTTTTTAATGCCATCGAAAACGAAACTAAAGCACGTTCAGACGCTGATGAAAGCCTGAATGCTTCAGTAAACAGCCTGCTGCTGCATGTCGCCAAATTGACGATGGCCATCACTCCGTCTGTTGTGTTCCGCTCTTCGGCGGATACAACCGAAATCGCTGTGTCGGCAAGTATGACAGTGGCCACTCCGACAACCCTCACTTTATATCAAGCAACCACAGAATTGGCTACGGCTGACGGGGTGTCATCCGTTTCATCAGCGGCTACCCTCACACCTACAGCCAATGTGCAGTTCTCCGCCAAAGCTATTGTCGGTGAGCTGGAGTTTGAGGCCAAAGCGATCTTGCAGGTCGTTGACCCTGTTTATGCCGGAGCTGGTGCCGCTTATGCCGACATCATGCTGGACGAGAACAAACAGACCGTCCGCACAAGTGCTGCAGGTACATACAACGTGACAGTGGCCAACGATGGCGATTATGTGTGGCTGTTGGTGCCGCGTGGGTTTGCGGCAATCAAAAAAGCGACACTGTCCGGCTTCGACTTCCCGCTGGAGACTCCGACAGTCGTTTATGTCGGTGGTACATCGGCATTGACAGGTGGCATCCCTTACAGCTGTTACCGCAGCAGCAACCAGTATGCGGCAGGTAATCTCTCAATTGTAATCTCTTAAATCTATAATAGATATGGCAAAAATAAAAGTCGCAGGAGAACTGTACTCCGGGGCAGCAGACGGCAAACTGTCTGATGCCGCACAGATAAAGGATGAGTCGCGAGAAAACAAGTCGCAAAAAGAGATCAATGATGATTTGTATTCCCGTGCGCCCATCCGCTTTGACGGATTTGTCAAAGGGGTCACACGCTCAATGATTACGGCAACCGCTCCGTTGGGTGTCTATTACGACACACAGAACCACTATTTCGTTGCCGAATGGCAAGAGGGCAAATATTGTACCCATTGGCCGGACATGGAGTCTTACATGGAGGACGGCTCCCTGACACAAGTCTGTCGGGACAGGATCTTTATCGCCAACGATGGCACAGCCATGACATGGAGCAATAAGGACGGCAAACTGGTGGCTGTAGGTGGTGCAGCGGTGGGCAACATCTATAATGTGACGACAGAAGTTCCGCCGACAAACGGCTACTACAGCCTGTGCGACCCATCTGATACGGCTAAGTCTGCCGTACATGTGGCATGGGCCAAGGAGATGGCGGTGAACGGACTCATCATCTCCTTTGAGATAGCGGCCGGGACTTGGAAGACTTACCAGTATGTGGGCAAGGTGCTGAATGAAGAGAACTGGTACAACACGGCCAACTGGAGTGACTTCGGAAGCTTGGCTGCAGGCAGTGAGCCTTACGTCATCATTGACAGCCTGTGCGGTGCTCCGACTGTCGGTGACTACTACACGCTGGACACTGCCATCCTCGCATTGTTGGCACATCAGGAGGCCAAAGGGGTCACTTATGCCAAGCCCGGCTTGGTCATCTCGTACAAGATTGGTGAGAACACGATGGAGACGAAGCAGTTCCAAGGGGCTATTTCCGATTTCTCGGAAAGCACACTCTGGAAGGACTTCGGCGGTGGCAGCAAGGTTGAACTGGGTGAAGAACCTATGGCGGGTGGTGACAAGGCGCTCTCGACAGGAGGCGCTTACCAGGCTATTCCTGTGCGTCTCGATGTGAACACCGAAACCGAGGGGGTGGTGAAGATTGCCCTGAAGAATGCGGCAGGCGAGGCTGTGGGTGACGAAGTGCAGTTCCCTGTCGGAACTGGTAGTGGTGGCGGCAGCGGTACGGTTGTTTCCATCCAGTTCCAAGAATCTCCCCTTTATGGGGCATACGGAGCGGCACTGGCTACACGTGCAGCCGTCCGTTCAGTCACTACCGTAGGCAGTACCGAGACGGACAATTCCATTGAGATGCTCGAACTTGTGGATCGTGACAGCGGACTGACGGTGTGGAGCTCGCGTGTCAACCAGGCATCATCGGACAGTCTGACTGATTACACATTCCCCATTGACTTTACGGCATACTTCACGGCAGCCGGAAGCAAGAAGTTCCAGCTGCGTGCGACAGACGACAGCGGTAACACGGGTACCAAGAATATCACCGTGACCGCTGTGGATGTCACTGTGTCATGTGTGCAGGTGCTGACCTATAATGCAGACAATGCCGTGACACCCTCTACGGAGAGTGTAGCTATCCCGATGTACAAGTTCGCGAACAACCAGAGTGACAAGGGTATCACTGCCACGGTGGACATCAAGATTGGCGGCAAATGGCAGAACATCCATACGGCAGTCGTGACCGACAGCTATTCGCACTCCGTGACTCTCCGTCCGGCTGCTTTGGGGCTGACTCACGGCAGCTACCCAATCCGAATCCAAGGTACGGACGTGGCCAGCGGCACGAAGGGCAACATCATCTATACGGCTGTGATGGTGGTCGAAGAGGGCAACAATACACCCATCGTATCGATGCGCTACGACGATACGGCTGAGGGCAAGGTGCTGCTCTATGATACAATGACGATGGAAGTGGCCGTCTATAACCCGTCACAGGGACAGAGCCATGTGGCGTTGCTCTGTAACGGTGTGCAGTTCTCGCAGTTGCTGACGCTGAACTCACGCACTTACAATGTGACACAGCAGCTGAAGAACCATGAAGTAGATACACAGCTGGCTTATACAGCTCAGGTGGGCAGTGTAGTGAGTGAGCCTATCATATTGACGGTGGCAGGTTCTGCCATCGATGCGGAACAGACAGCCGGAGCTATCTATGACATGGACTTTACCGGCCGCTCCAATGACGAAGCAGACCACTCCATCAAGTCCAACGGATATGAGCTGAAGCTGACAGGGGCCAACTACCGCACCAACGGATTCAGCACCTATTTGGGCAAGAAGTGTCTTCGGGTGGCTGAAAATGTCGAGGGTGAACTGAACCACTACATGTTCGGCCAAAGTTCGCTGGAGGCTACAGGTGGAGCCATCCAGTTCACTTATGCCACGAACAATATCAAGGATAAGACGGCACGCCTCATGGAGTGCTACGATGAGACAACAGGTGCAGGATGGTACGTCACCGGCAACAAGGTGGGTATCTACTGCAAGACGGGCGTGCGGCAGCGTGAGGAGGTGAGCTTCGAACAGGGCAAGGAGAACACGGTGGCCATTGTAGTGGAGCCTTCCAACATCTATTATGAGCGTGGAGGCATCCAGTACAGTATGCTGGTCATCTACATGAACGGTGAGCGTGTGCGCAACCTTGGCTATATCGGCGGTGCTGGCAACCTGTTTCAGGAACAGAACATCAAGATGCATGGACGCAAGGGTGACTTGTACCTATTTAATATATGTGCCTGGAATACCTATTTCGAGTGGGCACAGGCTCACAAGAACCACCTTGTGCGGTTGACAGACACAGACATCATGGTCCAGGAATACGAGTTCGAGGATGTACTGGTGTCACAGACGGCTGAAGGTACCACACAGATGCGCCCGTCGGCAGCTGCACTCTACGCACGTGGCATTGCCTACTGTGTGGAGGTGGCATCCGAAGAGAGCTTCAATGAGTTCGATAACGGCACATCCACTTCGGACAACTTTACCATTGACCTCTACTATTACGACCCGATACGCCCTTGGCGTTCTTTCGTGGCTCGTGGTATCCGCAAACGCAGACAGGGTACAACCTCTGCCAAGCGACCGAAAAAGAATCCGCGTTACTACCTTGGCAAGGCATCCAGCATCGAACCGCTCTTCCCGGACTACACAAATGAGGATGCGTTACTCACATACGCACTATTCGCCAAGAAGAAAGTGCGCGTGGGAGATAACACAATTCCAGTTGATATCATCACCGTGAAGATTGACTTCTCGGATGCTAGCGGTGTCAACGATTGCGGTATGTGCGACATGATGAACCACACCTACCGCGCATTGGGTGGCCTCTATCTGACTCCTGCACAAAGATTCTTCGATGGCACGTGGACGCTGGATGACATCCACATCGAGGGGCTGCAGATGAACCATTCTACGGCTAACCATCCGATTGCCATTTACCGCTCGACTTCGGACACATTGCAGAATGTCTATTTCGAGGCACGAGGCAACTGGAAAGAGGATAAGGGCGAACAGACGGCTCTCGGATTCATGAACACACCGGGCTACAACCTCGGCTGTTTGAACTATCAGGATGGTTCGTTCTTGGAGTTCATCGGTCAACCCGACGAATCGCTGGACGATATCGAAGCACGCTTCAATGCTACGTCAGGACTGGACACTTCCATGCCTTACCTGCTTAGTCTCTATTGCGGACGAAACTACCGCTTCATGCGTTACATCGATGGGACTTGGACGGACACCACCGGCTCCATGTACCAGAAGAACGGCAAATGGGTAGTCGAAGGTGATGTACTCAACCCGGTTGAGGGCTTCGAGGTATTGGTTTATCAGGACATGGCTTGGTTCCGGGGTGTCAGAACGGTAGAGGATTTGATGAAACCCTCTACAATGACATCCTCTTGGGTGCAGAAGCTGAAGGACAAGGGTGATGTGTCTGGCGACACCTTCCCGGCATGGACGTACTATTTCGAGTGCATGGTCGATAACGACCAACTGGCCATTGACTACGCCATGGGACGCAAAGTGCCCTTCCAACTGTTGGACATGCTGACCTTCTGCTACACCTGTGACAAGGACTATGTGGCCGAGTGGAAAGAGAACTGGAGAAACAACCTCTACAAGCATGCCAATCCGCGCAGTGTGGCAAGCTACTACGGAGCAACTGACTACAATTGCGGCAAGGACCAGCAATCGAAGAACATGCAGCCGATGTGGTTCCTCGAAGACGGAGCGACCGTCATCAAGGGTGTCTATTCGGCACACGCGCTTGTCATGTATATGAATAAGATCTATGATGCGGACGGTGTGAACGACAAGGACAATGACGGTGGATGTGACACCGACCCCGAGGTGGATCCTGCCAAGCCATCGACTGACACCTACACCAACCCCTTTGCAGGCTGGAACTCCATCCTGTGGGTGTGCTGCCGTGAGGTGGACGAAATGGTGGTCGATGATGCAGGCAATACCATTGACCTCCGCACGGTGATTGCCGCCATGCGCAGCTGTCAGATTGAGGTCGATGGGCAGATGATGAAGCCCTTCTCTCCGGATGGTGCAGTCTATTTCTACTGCACCAAACGGCAGACAGTGTGGCCGAAGGTTGTTTCATCCTACGATGGTATGCGCAAGTATCTGCAATATACAGCCACATCGGACAGTATCTACTTCTACGCCCTGCAGGGGCTTGGTCTTACCTCCCTGCCTGCATTCATCCGCCAACGATGGAGAATCCGCGATGGTTATTACCAGACGGGTGACTTCTTCAGCGGAGTGCTCTCAGGACGTATCGCGTGCGGTGCTGATGCCACAATCACCATCACGGCTGCGGCTACGGGCTATTTCGGTGTGGGTAATGATGCGAGCGGCAACCTTTCAGAGAGTTGTTTCCTCGAAGCCGGACAAAGCTATACATTTACCAACTTCGCAAAGGATGAGGGCGCTTTGCTTTACATCTATCAAGCTGACCGTATGAGCAGCATCGACCTCTCTGACCTGACATTGAGTGACAACTTCAATTTCTCCATCATGACATTGGCCGAGACCATCATCACAGGCGGCCCTGACCATGTGGAGCGCAGCATGGGCTACGCCAAGCTGACAGCCTACATGCTGGGCGACCTCCCGTTCTTGGAGACGCTGGACATACGCGGCACGGGTGCTGTATCGCTCGATGCGTCCAAGTGTCCGCGTATCGAGCACATCTACGCGCAGGATAGCGCACTGGAGAGTCTGACACTAGCAGAGACATCGCCAATCAACGACATTGCTCTGCCTGACACGATGACAGACCTCCGTCTGGTGGGACTGCCGGAACTGGAGTATGACGGACTGGGCGAGGCTGACGGACTCCAAGTGGAGACACTGGCCAAGGTGCAGCGCATCCGTGTCGAATACTCTCCGATGGTGGATGCCATGATGTTGCTGGACGATACCCGTGCATCGCAGCCGACCATGTTGCTGACGATGGTGAGGTTCGTCGGCCAATCGATAGGCGGTGACGGTAGTGACCTGCTGGAGATTGCAACCCTCGGTCTGGGCGGTATGGATGCGGACGGCAACAAGATAGCCAAGCCGGTGATGGCATGTACCTACGAACTGACCAAAATTCTCGAGGACTACGAACTGACTGCTATCACGGCAGGCATTGCCGAAATCCAGCTGCAGGCAGTCATCGAGGCGTTCATCACACTGATCGATGAGATTAACGGCGAGGCCTACAGCAGTGACGAGGAGGTCAGCGAGGTGACTACAGAGACCATCGGTGATCATCTCTACTACTACAACGGAGAAACCTACGATGAGTATCTGGCAGCTTACGCTGAGGAGAATATGGACATCAATGACTACATCAATGAACAATAAGACTGATTTTGATTTCTATGCCTACGCAGCCAGGCTTGCAGAGAAGAACAAGCTGGCTCGTAAGGCAGGATTTTACAACTGCACATGTTCGGGGATAAACCACCTCGAGGGCATTCTGCAGAAGTTCCGTACACAAAAGGCATTCGTATGCACTTCGGATGTGACGGAGGGCAGCACCACCCAGCGGAGTGGAGGATGGATGAAGCGCAGGATCTTCACTGTCTTTATCCTCCACCGCTTCAAGCCCGGATATATGGAGGACTATGAAGAGAAGATGGAACTTTGCCGCGAACTGTTCCGGCAGTTCCAGTCGAGAATGTTGCGCGATGCGCTGAAGTTCCAGGATGAGATGTGCCAGCTCAACCTGCAGGATATCCGTTCGCGCGAACTGGGGGGACTCTTCCTGAACGGTTGCACGGGACTCTACTTCATGGTGTCGATGGACGAACCTGTAAACCTTTGCTACGATGATGGAGAATGGGATGACTGACGCACGCTGGGCCTATCTGGAGGCATGGAAACAGAAGATGGTGCAGATTTGGAGCGACCGGATGGACATGCTGGGAGTGTACAGGACAGGTACACTCCGCAGCAGCCTCTCTGAAGGGACGCTGCACATGGAGGAGGGCAGGGCACAGATGATGTTCAAATACCTGCAGTATGGCATCTATGTGGATTTGGGTGTGGGCAACGGATACTATCATGGCAACGGTGGAGACCTCCCTTTCCTGGACACCACTTACCGCTATGAACACAAGCTGGGTGAGCCGCGCAAGCGCAAACCTTGGTTCAGCAACTCCTGGTACCTCTCCGTACAGGTGCTGAAGGAGAAGATGGCTCACCTCATCGGTGAAGACTTTGCAGGCATGTTTGATAATCTGAATGAGAGGGAGAGAGGGTGATACGGACTGTTATAGTATTCCTGCTCGGATGGCTATGTCACGGAGGATGTAGCCAAGGATAAAGGCTACAGCACCTGACATGAGATAAGACTGTATCGTGTGCCGTTTTTCAAGCAGTTTCAGACGGTGTTCTAATTCTTGCTGAGTCATTCTACCCTCCTTTTTTCTGCAAAGATACGACATTTTTCCCGTTTTCCCTTTGCCATTCCAAAAATTATCCCCATCTTTGCACCGTCCTACTTATTTATATACACCGAGCGGAGTGATGCCCGCCCAATCTGCCGTGCGGGATTTTTTATATCCCTACGGCATCAGAAGCATAACAGAACGGAGTTCCGTCCCTCGTGGAGCGTTAATGCGCCCACTGCTCGGTGTACATGAGTGTAGGACAGAGGGGAGCGGAACTCCTTTATTGTTTCCGCAAGGTAAAATCATTAAAGTCCTATAAATTATGTACACAGAACAAGTAACCATCGAGAGTGCAACCCGAGTGATGAACCCCAGTGAGGTGCAAGCCGCATACGACCGCCGCATGAAGGAGCTGAGCGAAGACGGCACACGCCACTTCCACCGCTTCAGCCAGCAGCGCAGTGAAGCCTGCCACCAGGCCAACGTACGCACCCGTGAGCTGAAGCAGCGCATCCACTGCCTGCAGAACGAAATCCATTGTCTGGAAATGGAGCTGATAACCGTGGCCGAGAAGCGGGCCAACCTCATCCACGATGCCCGACACGCCTACGAAGCACGCTGCATCGCCAACCGCGAAGCACGCGCCGAGGCACGGATGCAGTACACCGTACAGATGATGGAGGCAAAAAGTCGCAAGAATGCTTTGCCGGACGGAGAATAATCACTACCTTTGCGGATGTAGATAAAAAAGAACTGAATTATGTTTGAAATCTTGTTTTTATGCTGGATAGCCTTCCTTGTCTTTACAGGCAATGGCAGCAAAAAGAGAGCGGGAGAAAGAACCGCACTCCCTTGGCTCATGAGCAGAAAAGAACGGGATGAAATCGAACGGAGAAAAAAGGAAGAAGAAGAACGGGAGTTCAAAAAGTGGATGAAGGAAATCAAGTGATTCCCGTCTTTTTAACTCAAGATAAAGCGTGCTACCTTTGATGCAACAATCAAAAGTAACACGCTTTTTTTATGAACAATACCGAAATAAAGACCGTAGAACTGGTCATCAATTCGCAACAGGCCAACAAGAAGTTGGACGAAATCAATGCCAAACTGGAGAAAGCCCGGCAGAAAAAACTGGAGGCTTTCGAGAAGGGAGATGCAGAAGGGATGAAGGTCTATGCCAAAGAAATCACCAAGCTGGAGCGTGAACAGGCACGCCTGGAGACAAGGGCAAAAACTATCTCCCGTGTGCTGATGAACATGGACAAGGCCACACCAAAAGAACTGAAACAAACCATTCGCGAGATAAACAAGGAACTCAACAGCGGTGCGGTGGAGCGAGGAACTGAGCAATGGGAACAGTTGACCGAGGTGCTCAAACAGGCCAAGCAAGAACTGAACGCCATCACACAAGAGCAGAAGGTGGCACAAAAGACGTTGGGTGATAAAGCCAACGATTTTGCCAAGACATTGACAGACTGGTGGGCTGTCTATGACATAGGCAAGGACACGCTCGACTCCATCTCTTCCTACGCCAACCAAAAAGTCCGCGACTATGCCTCCATGGAGGAAGCGCAGGCACAGGTCATCAAATACACCGGCATGGAGCGCGAAGAGGTGGCGAAGCTGAACGAGGAGTTCAAGAAACTCGACACCCGCACTGCACGCGAAGAACTGAACCTGTTGGCAGCCGAAGCCGGAAAGCTCAACATCACGGCACGCGAAGAGGTGGCCGGATATGTGGATGCCGCCAACCAAATCAACGTGGCACTGAGCGAGGACTTGGGCGAGGATGCCACCAAGGACATGGCACAGCTGGCCATGATGTTCGGTGAGGATGATCGTCTGGGGCTTCGCGGCAGTATGCTGGCCACAGCTTCGGCCATCAATACCGTCGGGCAGAGTTCCACTTCTTCAGAACCTTACCTTGCCAGCTTCCTCAGCGAAATGGGAAGCGTGGGTGTACAGGCCAAACTCTCACAGGCAAACTTGCTTGGATATGCTTCTGTGCTCGACCAGAACAAAGTGGAAGCATCGGTGGCATCGACAGCCTTCCAGCAGCTGACGATGAAAATGTTCCAAGAACCGGCGAAGTTTGCCGAGATTGCCGGGCAATCGGTGGGCGACTTTGTCGCCATGCTGAAGACTGATGCGAACAAAGCCATGCTCTCGTTCCTGAAGGGACTGGCAAAGTTCGGCGACCTGACCGAGACGGCTCCCGTCATCAAGTCGCTGTCGCTCGACGGGCAAAAGGCGGCTCAGACACTGACGGCACTTTCGGGCAACATCTCCAAGATTGTAGCCGAACAGGAGAAAGCGAACCAGGCATACAACGAAGCGACAAGCATCACCAAGGAGTACAACGTGCAGAACAACACCGTGCAGGCCCAACTGGAGAAGGCACAGAAGCGGGCGCATGACCTCAGTGTGGAACTGGGCGAACGGCTCTATCCCATCATGGCCAATGGGTTGCATATCAAATCTAACCTTACCAAGGTGCTCATCACACTGATTGACTTTACTGTCAGACATAGGGGAACAATCATCACCACTACTGCCGCCATTGCCGGATATACGGCATGGGTCAATGCTTCGGTCATAGCGGACAAGGCTAAAGTCTTCTGGACGGGGAAAGTGACGGTGGCCGTCAGCCGTCTGTGGAAAGTCCTGTTAGCCAATCCTTGGGCTGCACTGGTAGCAGTCATCGGTGTGGCAGCAGCGGCACTCATTGACTATCAACGGCAACAGGATAAGGTCACGGCAAAGATGAGGGCAGAGGCCAACATCCGCAAAAAGACCGAAGAGCAGTACCAGTCCGAAGCTGACCGCATCAAGACACTGAGAGAGCAGATTGAGAACAACAACCTTTCGCTGGAACACCGCCGCAAGAAACTGGAGGAACTGAAAACCATCGTTCCCGGATATCTGGCTGAACTGACAGATGAAGGAACCTTGATTAAGAACAACACTACAGCACTGGATGATTACTTGAAGAAGCTGGAGAAGGAAGTCCGTCTCAAAGCCGTGCGTGAAGAACTGGAGGAACTGTACAGGAACAAACGCAAACTGGAGAAAGAACTGCCCGCTGCTGAAGCAAAAGCCAAACGTGCTGAAGAGACGATGAAGAATTTTGTCCCGATGGGAGAACAGGGTGAATTGATGCTTTTGCACTATTCTATGGCTGCCAGCGAATCTGCATCTAATCTCGAACGGGTCAGGTCTGAAATGACACAGACAGAAGAAGCCATTGCCGCGCTGAGCAAAGAAATCAATGAAGGGGGACTGATTGATGATGATGACAAGGGCGATGGAGACAATGGAGACGGCGGCACTGGTGGTGGCGGTCTGAGCGAGGATGCCATCAAAGCGGAGCTGAAGCGCATCGAGGAGGCAGCCGAAATCCGCAAACTGGCCGAGCGGATGAAATATGAGACTGGAGTGACCGACCGCGAGGAATACAGCAAGGCATTGCTCCGTATCGATGCGGATATGTACCAGGCACAACAAGCCCTGTACTCCGAGGACTCTGCTGACTGGGCGAAGCTGGAACAGAAGCGGCTGGACGCACACAAAGGAATCAAGGAACAGGAGAAGGCTTGGAGCATCCGACACCTCGAAATCATGCAGGCTGAAGAGGAGGTAGTTGCCAAACTCTCCTACTTGAAGGGCGAGACCACAGAAAAGGATCATGCGGAAAAGATGCTGGACATCCGCGTAAAGTTCCTCCGCAAACGTGCCGACCTTGAACGCAAGGCAGGCAACGAAGAAGAGGCTGCCAAAGCAGAAGCACAGGCCGAACAGTTGCTGCTTGATGACAAGCTGAAGAAGCGGGAGAAGTACATGCAGGACCTTGACCGTCTGCGCAAACGCTACCTGACGGTGGAGGAAGGAAGCCGCACGGCGCAAGAACTGGCCATACTGGACGAACTGCTCCGTCAGAAACTCATCAAGGAGGAGGAGTACCAGAAATTGAAGAAGAAGATTCAGGAGAAGGGTGAAGACAAACAGCAGAAGGAGGAACAGAACGAGTTCCTTGGCACTCCGACCGATGACATCAGTGCTCCGCTCATCCGGCTGATGGAGGCGTTCACCGCCCTTAACCAAAAGATAAAGGACGGTGAAGCCACTTGGCAGGACTATGCAGCAGTGGCCGTCACCTCCATCCAGCTCGTATCAGGCATTCTCTCGTCAGTTTCCCAACTGATGCAGGCCAACCAAGAGGCTGAAGAAGCCAAAGTGACAGCCCGCTATGATGCCGAAATAGAGAAAGCCGGTGAGAATACCAAACAGGGCAAGAAACTGGAGGAACAGAAACAGAAGGAGCTGGCCAAAATCAAGAACAGGTACAATAAGAAGATGATGGCCGTAGAAATAGCGCAGGCTATAGCACAGACTTCGATGGCGGCCATCGCTGCCTATGCTTCGGCAGCAGCTATTCCGGTGACAGGTTGGATTATGGCTCCCATTGCTGCAGCTGCCGCGATTGCAGCCGGAGCCATGCAGATTGCTGCCATCAAGAAGCAGCACGAGGCACAGCAGACGGGCTACTACGAGGGCGGTTTCACTGGAGGCTCCCGCTACCGCCGTGTGGCTGGTGAGGTTCATGAAGGGGAGTTTGTCGCCAATCATCTGGCTGTACAGAACCCGGACTTGCTGCCATTCTTCCAGTTGATAGACCATGCGCAGCGCACAAATACGGTGGGCAGTCTGACGGCTGAAGATGTCGGTATGGTTGTGGGGGCACAGACGGCAGCGGCTACAGCCATTACTGGCGGCAATACCACCGTTCAACTGAAAAGGGACGAAAGGGATACGGCTGCCATAGAAGAACTGAACAGGCAACTGGAGCAGGGAATCCCTGCCTATGTCGTGCTTGACGGACCGGACGGATTTGACAGAAAGTACAATCATTATAAACAATTGACGAAAAGAGAGTGATGGTCAGACTTACATTGAATAACCTGCCTGCTGTAATCAAAGCGGGGTTCAGCATCAAACTGACACAGACGAACCCGTATCTGACGGAAGCAGGTTCGTTCACGCTGGATGTGACACTTCCATTGAAGGGGTGTGCTGAGAACCAGCGCATATTCGGAGCAATCCACAGACCTGAGATGTCTTTGGCTCACCTGGTCGGCACAAGATACGAAATGCGTCTCCTGGCTGTTCCTATGGTGATGGACGGTTATGCCACCGTGACTTCGGTAAGCGAAATGGAAGTGAAGGTGCAGCTCATTGCCGAGAGTTCCAATCTGAAAGCGGAAAGAGAGATTGTCAATGGACAGAATATATATATAGACAAGTTGGATTTGGGGACTTTACCGAGCCAACGTTCATTCGAAGTGGAAGGGGATAACGGATACCTGTGCTCCTTCTTTCCTGTCTATTCGGAGGCGGACAGTTGTATCGTCAACAAGACGATGGTGTACATTGGGCCGACCGGCAATGTGCAGTACCGACATTTCCTGACTGCTGAGATGGCAGACGGAGCGTATTCCATTGCTCCACAGCCTTACTTGTACATGGTCATAGAAAAAGTACTGGAGGCATTGGGATATATTGTGAGGACGAATACCATCCGCTCTAACTGGATGAGCCGGATATTCATAGCAAATGCACATGCTGATACGGTGTTGGCACACTTGTTGCCACACTGGACGGTTGACGAGTTCCTCGAGGAAGTAAGGAACTTCTTCGGGGTCTATATCATCGTAGAAGGTAAAAATGTGGATATCATAGGCAGAAATGAAGCTTATGCAGGTGACGGCATGGTGATAATCGACATAAAGGAGGTATTGGATGAGCATGAATCGGACATGAATGAAGATGAAGAACAGAAGGACATATCAACGGCCAATGTCGCTTATGACAGTGAATACGACCAGATGTTGTGTCTGCCTGATGAAGTGTGGGAGAATGCCATTGTCAAGACGTTCCCGAACGAGGCACAGCTGGCACAGTGGAGCAGCAGAACAGATGCGGACAAGACAAAGTCAGAATACCTGATGGTGAACAGAGAGGACGGCAACTGCTACGCATGGCTGAAGAATCTGCAGACCGGTGCTTTTGAATTTTCGCGTGTCAACTGTATGCCGCCGCTCATCCGAGAGAACCCGTATGATGCCAACACGCGAAGAGATATAGACATTAAATTGCGTATCGTGCCCGTCAGGATGAAACCGCAGCTGATTCCGCACAAACAAGAGTGGATCACAGATGGACTTGGATGGAAGACATTCTACAAAGAAGAGTGGGTATATGTCCCCATGATGACCACCAGTCAGACTACGGGCGCAATATATCAGGACTATTCCATCAATGCCGCCATCAATCCGGACAGTGAAGACTCCGAACACGAAGTGACAGAAAAACTTGATGTGATAGAGGTCGGGTATAATCCGTTGGCATCATGGCAGGCCACATTCAAGAACAAGGATGATGTGACCACATACTGCGACATCAGGACGGCATTCGGAGTCTCTGTCTGGAAGCTGGAGGATGGGGCATACTGGAACATCATCATGCCAGGAAACAATGAGCAGTTCCGACTGACGCAGAATATAGCCCCTTCAATAAGAAAAACGGCAATGGAGACAGATTACGACATCGACACAAGATGCCAGCACATGATTTCGTTTTTGGATGGAGGAATCTTCCCCGTGAAAGCTGTATATAATATAAAGGGCAAAAGGTATGTATGTATGAAGATAGAATATACCATCAATGAACGGGGACTGGCCCCGCTCAAGAGAGGGTATTTCTATGAGTTGAATTAGAGGTTCCCGTCAAAATGCTTGGTTTCCTCATGGACGGTGAGTGAGTCACCACGCAGATATTTGTTTGTGGTCTTGACATCCGAATGGCGTGCCTGGTCGCGGGCAACCACAATCCCCACCGTGTTGGCGAGGTCACGGATGCCCGTATCCTTAAGACTGTAGAACTGGTAGCAGGCAGGCCACCGCAGCTCTTTGCGGAGCTTCTGGAATGTCTCCCTGAAGATCCTTCCGGCCTGTTTCTTCGGAGAGGGCTTGAAATCCCTTCCTCCGAAGAGGTATTCGTCACTGTCATGCTTGAAGGTGTCCAGATCGACCATCATGCGGATGATGCGGTCATTGAGTCCGACCATACCGTCCTTACGGTTTTTGGTGAACTCTCCCGAAAGACGGACTTTCTGGTCCTTGATGGAGATGTCACCAATGCGGATGGAGCACAGTTCCTCCGGACGGATGAACGTATAATACTCCATCATGCAGGCCAGAAGAAAATGAGGGTTGCTTTTGGACAGGTATGTGCGCAGCGTGTCGAGCTGTTCTGCAGAGAGCTGCTCACGGAATTTCTCGTTCTCCTTTATTTTCTTGATTCCTGATGTGGGATCACTGTCGAGTGCGCCCTTTGCAACCATCCAGCCGCAGAACGTGGCCAGCCATACGAGATAATTGTTCCTGGTCCGGGCCGAGACATCCTTCTCTATAATCATGTATTCGAGGAAGTCTGAGATGAGCGTCTTGTCTATCTGGAAGACATAGATGACAGGGAAGACTTTGTTCTCCATCCATGTGTTGAACACGTTCAGGTAAGAGACATAGCTGTTGTATGTACTCTTTTTGAGAGTATTCTTATCCGACAGCGATTTTATATACCTTATATATAAATCACAAATGGCCGAATAATGAAGGTATTGGCGTTCACTGCTCTGTTCCGCCCAAGGGTTCCATCCTTGTCTCAATCTTTCCGTGATTCCGGCAATGAGGCTGGCTGCTGAACGTTTTTTCTCCGAAGCTTTCTGTTTCGGGTTGATAAAATACTTCTTCCTTCTTTTCGTCTGGGTTATCGGATCGTAGCAGAAGAAGTCAACAAACCATGATTTTCCAGTGTGAAGTTTGGGCAAGGTGTACTTCATAACCTCGTAGGCCGCAGCCCCTTTTCTCTTGAATGTAGGCATTTTTTTTTATTGCAAGGATGAAAAAACACCCCCGCAACATGGTTAATACTGTCCTTAAATTGTCCGCGTTTTAAACGCAAAAGAGCGGTAAATCACTTGTTTAAAGTTCTTTACCACTCATTCTGTCGGAAAGAGGCGACTCGAACGCCCGACCCCTACGTCCCGAACGTAGTGCGCTACCAACTGCGCTACTTTCCGCCGTTTTGCGGGTGCAAAGATACGCACTTTCTAAGGAAATGCCAAACTTTTTGTGAAAAAATTCCCAAAAGCAGTAGGTTTTACCGAAAAAAGCAGTATCTTTGCACCCGCATTCAGAAAAACGTTGGTGCCATAGCTCAGTTGGTAGAGCAAAGGACTGAAAATCCTTGTGTCCCCGGTTCGATTCCTGGTGGCACCACACAACAAAAAAGCTGTATCGGTTTCGATACAGCTTTTTTTGTTCTTATCTCCCGCCAC